ATGGTCAGCCCGTTCCGCCGTCACCAGCAACTGGTCCGCGCCCAGCAGAGCGCCGGTACCGCCGCCCCCGCCGCCATCGCCGAAGCGCCGCCGGAGCTGCCGGCGGACACTGTCGCCGGCCACGAATATGCGGGCCTGCGCGTACTGCTCCACGACAATCTCCGCCAGCTCGCCGACATCGCCAGCATCGAGGCGCGCAACCCGATCAAGGCGGAGATGGCCAAGGCGTTCGCCGATTGGATCGAGGGCGTGCTCATCGCGGGCGAACAGGGCGCCGCCGCCCAGGACGAAATCGTTGTCACCAACCTGATCTGGGCGATCGACTATCGCGATTTCGACTATGCCTTGCGCATCGCCGCCCATGTGCTGCGCCACGGCCTGGTCCTGCCCGAGCGCTACAACCGCACCGCGGCGTGCTTCGTCGCCGAAAGCTTCGCCGAGCTGTCGCTCGCCCATGCCGAGATGATCAGCCACGAGCATCTGCTGCAGGTGCTGGCGCTGGTCGACGGCTTCGACATGCCCGACCAGGCCAAGGCCAAGCTGCACAAGGCGATCGGTCGCAGCTACGCCCGCAAGGCCGAGGCGTTCGATCCCACCGCGGACAATGCCCCCGCCGGCGGCAAGGCCGCCTATACCGAACAGGCGATCGAGCAGCTGCAGCGCGCGCTCAAGCTCGACAGCAATGTCGGCGTGAAGACCGACATCCGCACGCTGGAACGCCAGCTCAAGGCGCTGTCCGATCCGGCGCCCGCTGGCATCAAATGAACCGAACGCCCCACGGCGCCCGGGGGGCGGATGGCCTGGCCGTCGATCGCTCGCGGTCGCACCGCCCAGCCATCCCCACCCCCCGGTTATCCTAGGAACCGCCCGTCATGACCGGCCTCATCTCCTCCCCCGTTCCGATCCCCGATCCCGCGGCGGCGCAGGTGGTGGCCGATGGCTGGTTCCCGCCGATCGCGCTGGCCGATGTCCGCGACCGGCTGCGCCTGGGCGAAGGCGCCGTGCCCACCGCGCGCCTGACCGAGGCGATCGAGGGCGGCATGGTCCACGCGCTGCGCGAACTGGCCGACTGGCGATCGGCCCATGCCGCCGCCGGCGTCGTCCAGCTCGCCGACGTGACGGAAATGACGCTGAACGGCCAGAACTATGCCGTCCTGCTGTGGCAGCGAATCGTCCGCTATTTCGCCGGCGCCGATCTGGCGGCCGACTATCGCGACGTCACCGCCACCGATCAGGGCCTCGATCGCGCCGAGCAGAAAGATCTGACCAGCGATGAACTGCGCCGCCGGGCGCTCGCCGCGGTCACCGATCTACGCAGCGTCGGTGGCCCGGCGATGGCTCGCAACATGGTGGAGCTGCTTTGATGCGAACTCCGAAAATCTTCCGCTACCACAACCAGGCCGTGGTGCTCGCGCACGTCGCCCGGTGGTGGGTTGCGCCCGAAGCTATCGATGGTCCGTCGCTGATCGTCGAGCTGGCATCTGGACATACCGCCATCTTCACCCCGAAGAACGCGATTCCCAAGCGCACTGCCGAGCAGCTCGAGGCGGAATTGGCCGCCTGCTTCGACGCGCAATGACCACCGCCACCGCCCGCGCCGGCGAAACCGTCGACGCGATCTGCTGGCGCGTCCTCGGCCGCACGCGCGACGTCACCGAACAGGTGCTGGCGCTGAACCCGGGCCTGGCGGCCAAGGGACCGAAGCTGCCCGCGGGCACCGTCGTCACCCTGCCGGACACGGCCGATCTCGCCCCCGCCGTCACCGAAATCGTGCAGCTGTGGGACTGACATGCTGAAGCTCGATACGCTCCGCGCCGCCATCGCCACCGCCCTGCCCGAGCTGGCGCGCAGCCCCGAGAACCTGCGCATCTGGATCGAGCGCGGCGCCGGCCAGAGCCTGGGCACCGCCACCGAAAACTTCGCCTTCCGCTTCGAAGCCAATGTGCTGATCGTCGAAATGGCATCGGACGTCGCGGTCCTCGCGCTGGCGCTGTTCCGCTGGGCGCGGGTCAACCAGCCCGAGCTGCTCAACCCGGGCCGCGAATGCTTCAGCTTCGACGTCGACATTCTCGACAACGCCACCGCCGATGTCCTGGTGAAAATCCAGATGGTCCAGAACGTCGCTGTCACCGCGCAGCCGAGCGGCACCAACCTCGCCTATCTGCCCGAGCCGGCGCCGCTGTTCACCGACGAGGAGGGCCTGGGCGGCGTCTCGCCGGTGCCCAATCTGGCCGGCGTCGATATCGAAGATCTGCCCTACTGATGGCCGAGGACCTGGCGGAATTCGAGCGCTGGTTCGCCCGCATCCTGGCCGGCATGGAACCGGGCCGCCGGCGCGCGGCTGCGTTCAAGCTGGGCCAGGCCCTGCGCCGCGCCAACCTGCTGCGCATCTCCGCAAACGTCGAACCGGAGGGCGGCGCGATGCGGCCGCGCAAGGCCTCGGTCAACGAGCGGGGCAGGGTGCGGAAGAAGGCGGGAAGCAGGATGTTTCGCCGCCTTCGGGTCATGAAGTCCTGGCGCCTGATCGTGGATGCTGACGGCGTGGAGATTACCCCGTCCGCCGGCTCGATCGACCGGGTTGCCGCCGTCCACCATTTCGGCGAGACCGATCGCGTTGGCCGCCTGCGCAACGGCCGCACGATCCGCGCCAAATATCCGGTGCGACGCCTGCTCGGTTTCTCCGAAAGCGATCGCCTTACCGCGCTGGAAGTCGCATCCGATCTGCTCGATCCCGATAGGCGCTAGGTAGAACGCCCCTCTACACCGCTGCCCCCTTCCGCGCGCGCGGGGCACCGCGCCATGCCGGGGCCATGGTCGGTTCGATCGCCTCCTCTCCCTCGGTGGACCTTTCCGCGCTGCCCGCGCCGACGCTGGTCACGCAGCCGGATTTCGAGACGCGGCTGGCCGCCAAGGTCGCGCGCCTCACGGGGCTCTACCCGGACTTCACGGCGCTGGTCGAAAGCGATCCCGCCTACAAGCTGCTGCTCGCCGACAGCTATGACGAGCTGAACCTCGCGCAGGCGTTCAACGAAGTCGCCAAGGCCCGCCTGCTGGCATTCGCGGAAGGCGATGACCTCGACCAGCTCGGCGCCATGGTCGATTGCCCGCGCCTCACCGTCACGCCGGCCACCGGCACCACCGCCGCCGTGATGGAGAGCGACACCGACTATAAGCGCCGGATCCAGCTTGCCCCCCACCAGTTCAGCGTCGCCGGGCCGGAACAGGCCTATATCTACCACGCGCTGTCCGCCTCGGGCCAAGTCGCCGATGCTACCGCGACCTCGCCAACGCCGGCAGACATTCGCGCGCTGGTGCTGCAGGTGCTCGCCGACCACGGCGCTTCTGCCGCGCTGACCGGCGCGATGACAACGGCGCTCGATAGCGCCGACTGGCCCGGCGACGTCCGCGTGACGGTGCTGGCCAATACCACCACCGGCGTGCCAGATGCGACGCTGCTCGCTGCGGTCGACACGGCGCTGCAGGGCGATGTCCGCCCGCTCACCGATCGCGTGATCGTCCAGCCCGCCCAGCGCGTCGACTTCGCAATCGTCGCCGAGATCTACGTCTTCGCCGGCCCGGATCAGACGCTGATCCTCGATACCGCCCGGGCCGCGCTTGCCGCCCACCTCGCCAGCATCCGCAAGCTCGGCCGGGACGTCGCCCGCTCTGCGATCATCGCGGCGCTGCACGTCGGCAACGTCCAGCGCGTCAACCTGATCTCGCCGCCGGACGATATCCCGATCAGCGACGCGCAGATCGGCAATCCCACCAGCGTGTCCGTCACCATTGGGGGCACCGAGCTGTGACCGACACCCGCGCCACCACCCTGTTGCCGCCTAACGCCACCGCCAGCATGCGCGCGATCGAGGCCGCGATGCGCGCGGACATCGACTATTCGACGCTGGAGACCATGCTCGATCCCGCCGCCTGCCCGGCGGAGGTGCTGCCGTTCCTCGGCTGGGGCTTGGCGATCAGCCATTGGGACACGAACTGGAGCGTGGCGGAAAAGCGCGCGGCCGTCGCCGGCGCCGTCGCCTTCCACAAGATCAAGGGCAGCCGCGCGGCGGTGGAACAGGTGCTGGCCCGCTTCCACCCGCTGCTGCGCATCCTCGAATGGTGGGAAACCACCCCGCGCGGCCGCCCGCACAGCTTCCAGATCCGCGCCGACATCGCCGAGGTGCCCACCAGCTTCCTCACCGCCGAGGTGGCCGATGCGATCATCCGCGACGTCGCCGCCGCCAAGCCGCTGCGCGCACACTTCGATTTCGTCCAGACGCTGTCGGCGCAGCTGTCGATCTACCTCGCTACCGCCGGGATGACCGGCACGCTGGCCCGCGCCGACTATGATGCGGCGCTCGATACCAGCCGCAACTGGGGCCTCGTCCTGCAGACCGAAGACGGCGAGCCGATCCGCGACGGCGACGGCGACGGCGCCGAATATCTGGAGCAATAGGCGATGGCCAATCCGCTAATCCTGCAACTCACCGAGGCCGGCGCCGCCGCCGTCCAGGGCGAGTCTGGCTCCGACCAGATGGTGATTTCGCAGCTCGGTCTCACGGCCACGCCGTTCGATGCCGCGCCGACGATCACCGCCTTGCCCGGCGAGTTCAAGCGGCTGCCGGTTACCTCGGGCGTGGCGGCCGCGCCCAACATCGCGCACGTGACGGTCTACGACACCTCCGCCGATGTCTGGACGGCCACCGGCTTCGGCCTGTTCGCCAGCGACGGCACGCTGATCGCCACCTACAGCCAGGCCGATCCCGTGCTGTTCAAGGCGTCGCTCGCCTTCGCGCTGCTCGCCTTCGATATCCGCTTCGCCGGCGATTTCGGCGCGTCGATCGATTTCGGCAATGCCATCTTCACCTGGCCGCCCGCCACCGAGACGACGCGCGGCGTGGCCAAGCTGGCAACGCAGGACCGGGTGAACGCAGCGGACGACGCTGGCGACGACGCCGAAACCATCGTCACGCCGAAGACGCTCCGCGCGAGACTGGCCTCGATCCTGTCGGCGATTGTCGACCTGGGGACAGCGATATCGGCAGTCGCCAGCCGCTCCATTACGGGCGGCGGGCTGGTCACCGGCGGCGGCGATCTGGGCGCCGATCGCAACCTGACGGTCACGGCGGCCAGCGCCGCCGAACTGCAGGCGGCATTGGCGACCGACAAGGCGGTCACCCCGGCGGCGTTTGGCGGCCTTCCCCGGCAGCGCGGTGCTATCGGCTATGAGGTCTTCCCCGGGGGCACGCTGGTGCAACGCGGACTGGCCCGTTCCAGCTACAACGGGCAGCAGGCGGTTACGATCACCTTCCCGATCGCCTTCGCCAACACCGACTATGATCTGCAGCTGACCCCCGTGATCCCTGGCGGCGGCGACTACGACAATTTCTTCCAGGAAATCGTCGGCACCCGGAGCACCACCCAGGTGCAGCTCTGGATCCAGGACCCGTCCAGCGGCGGCGACGGTGCGCTCTCCGGCGTCAACTGGCGGGCGGAGGGCATCGCATGACCGACCAGGACAACTTGCTGTGGAGCCCGTCCACCCACGGCTTCTACCTCCCCGACATCTCCAGCCAGATCCCCGAGGACGCGGTGCCGGTCGATGCAAGCGTGCATGCGAACTGCATGGCGCAGCTCGCGGCCGGCGGGGTGTTGTCTTGTTGCCCAGAAACCAGCGCGCCGATCGCGGCCGCCCCGGTGATCGCCCCCACGGAGCGCCGGGCCGCGCTGGTCCGCGCGATCAAGGCGGAAGCCTATCGCCGCATCGGTCTGGTCAGCCCGATCTGGCGCCAGCTCAATGACCTGCGGATGCCGAACGACGAAGGCTCGGTGCGCTTCTCGGCGATCGACGCGATCCGCGCTGCCTCTGGCGCGATCGAGGAGCTGGTTGCCGCGGCCGAAGACGATGCGCTGCCCGGCTTTCCCGTCGCCACCAACCCCCTCTGGCCAGTGTTCGGAGACGCCTGATGGCAAAGATCAGCAATCTGCCCATCCTCGCCACGGCCGATGTCGACGGCACCGAGCTGATGCCCGTGGTAAAGGGCGGCGTTACCCGCCGGACCTCCGGCGCCCAGTATTTCGAACGGATCGCAGCCCCCTATGCCGAGGCGCTGGCGCAAGCCGCCGGCGACATCGCTTCCCTCCCGCCGCGCTATTACGCGACCATTGCAGAGGGTGTGGCAGACACGGTCGCCCCCAGCACCTTTATCAGCGACCAGACCGGCACGCTGACCTGGTACAATGCTGCCGGTACGGCGATCGGCGTCGTCGCTACGCGCGCGATGATCGACGCGCTGGGAAAGCAGCTTTCCCGTTATGCGAGCGCTGCCGATGCGCTGGCCACCGGCGGCGCCTTTGCGGGCGGCGGCAGCAGCTTCGCGCTTGCCGCCTCGCTCTCTGCCCTCACCGTCACCGCGATCGACTATGCGACGTTGACGGCTGCAAGCCCGGTGTCGCTTACGCTCGGCGGATCGGTTGATACGGGAACCACCATCACGCCCGCGCAAACGGCGATCACCGCCGGCGCTCGGGAATTTGCATACACCGAACTGACCGGCCCCTTGGCGGCTGGCGATTGGGTTGTCCTGAGCGGCCATCTTCCCGGCGCCTGGACCGACAACAGCGGGCGGAATGTCGTCTGGTCGGCGATGATGCAGGTGCGTGCGGTGGACACCGCCAACCTGGTCATCAAGCTGCATCAGTCCATCCCCTATGGTCTCGATGCGCAGACGGTCAGCAATAACGCCGGCACGGATACCCTGTACGCGATCAGTGCCGCAAAGGTGTTGCCGAAGCGGGTGGATCTTTCCCGCCTCAAGCTGCGCAACGTTTCGGTCACGCTGCGCTATGTGATCGACAGCAACATCGACGCCGACTGGCTTGACAGCGAAAGTTCCGGCGTCGGGCTCCTCCTCGAATGGGCTACCAACTGTCGCGGCAACATCACGTCGCGCGCACGCAACACCAATCAGGCGACGCAGAATATCCAGTTGAACTGGATCTATGGCTGCGACTTCAACCTGACCTGTGTCGCCGCGAGCCCCAGTCCTTCGGTGGGGACCCCGAAGGCGGTACGCGGCCGCTCGTGGACAGCATCCCGCATCAACATTCTCGCCACCGATGTCGGCATGGCGGTCTGCGTGGTGGAGGGGATCATCGGCGGATCGGTGGACGTCGTTGCTGTGGGACCCGGCGTCTATAATCTCGACAACAACATCACCACCGAGAACCGCAACGATACCGTCCACCTTCAATTTGGTCGCGGCGCGCGTCTCAGTGCCACGGTCCAGGAGCCGGACTGCACCGGCGTGGAATTCTTCAATGCCGTCGACTGCGACTGCCGAGCATCGGTCACGCGACGCCGGGCAACCCCGACCAACGAGGCGTTGGTCAACATCAAAGGGATTTGCTGCCGCAGCCGCTTCGACGTGTTCGTTCGTGTGTTTGGGGATCCGACCGCGTCGGGCGTCAAGATGGAGTTCGGCGATAACAACGCGCTCGCCGGTGGGTACCAGCGCGATCTGACGCTGAACGTGGATGTCGAAAACGATTCCGGCATCGGCGTCTATGCCCGCTTTCCGAACGCCCCAGGCATGTCCGTCGATACGGTGATCACCGGGCGCGCGAAAGCGAGGTCGCCGATTACGATCGATCCCGACATTGCCGGCTTCGAGGTAAGTGGTAGCTGGGAAGTCGCCGCCGGCGGAACGCACGCGATTGTCGTTCAGTCGGCGCCGAACATCATCCGCAATAGCCGCATGACCGGTACCAGCGGAACGGCGCGACGTGCCGTCGCTTCCACCGTTCTCGGTAACATCATCGAGAATTGCGCTTCGGATGGCGGCGTCTTCAATGAACTGGTCGCCAGCGCGGACGGGTTCAACCTGAATAATTACCGCAATTTGAACCAGCGCGTCCTGCTCGCAAATCAGAATATCAGCTTCTACCCTTCCCTTGACGGCGGCTGGTCTATCGTTGGCGTATCCGAAGCCTTCGACGCGGTTGCCGCCGAATGGGTGCTACCTCTCACGGTCGGCACCTGGGCGCCAGGCGATGTCCTCCACAAATATCAAGCCGCGCGCGGTGAGACCGGATGGCGGTGGGACGGCACCTATTGGCGGCGCGATGCGGCCAAGACGCTGCTCGGCCCGCTGACCTACAACCTGCCGCCGATCGCAGCACTTGGGTACGCCAGTTTCGATATCCCGATGCCCGGCGCGCGGGTGCGCGACATGGTGAATATCGCATGCTCGCTCAATTACGGCGACCTGATCGTGTCTGGGCGCGTGAGCGCAAATGACGTCGTCAGTGTCAGCGTGTTCAATCCAACATCGTCGGCCGTCGATGTGACGAGCGCCACCTATTACGCGATCGTCGAGAAGTGGAACAATAGTTGATCCGCAAGGAGCCGGGAGGCCTTTACCTATGAAATTCGAAGATATCCTGCTCTGGCTCTGGTCGCTGTGCGGCGGCATGGCGATGGTCGGTGCGCGGCTCGGCTGGATGCTGTGGGGCATCGCCCCCGAGCCGCCGCTCGATCCCGCAGCACTTGGCCTGTGGGAGCGCAAGCGCCGCTGGCTGGTGTTCAGCGAGCTGTCCGCCCTGCCCGCCTTCGCCACCGTCGCGCTCGGCATCGGCCGGCTCAAGGCCTGGCCTGATTGGGGCGTGGTGATCGCCACCATGGTGATGGGCGCGCTAGGCTTCGCCTTTGCGCTCGATGCGCTCCAGACCATTTTCCGCAAGCGGCTCGGCATCCAGGGCGAAGCCCAGGACGGTGCCGCATGAAGGACCTGTTCCTCGTCGTCTTCCTCGCGTCGGCCGCGCTCTGCCTGTTCGGCTACTGGCGCGCCCGCCGCCTCCATGCCCGCATCCGCGCCATCGAACCCGCCGGCTCCCGCGCCGGCCACCGCCTGTTCGACCGCGCCGGCCGAAAGGAAAAGCCATGACCGATCAGCCCAACCGCCCCGCCACCGCAGCCGAGCCGCCCTATCTCGCCATCGCGCGCGGGCTGATCGGCACCCGGGAAGTGCCCGGCGTGCCGAACAGCGCCACGATCATGGGCTGGGCGGCGCGGCTCGGCGTCGGCGTGCTCGGCGCCGCCTACAACGCGGACTCGGTGCCCTGGTGCGGCCTGTTCGCGGCCTGGTGCGTCAAGCAGGCCGGCCTCACTCCGCCGAAGATCGCGCTGCGCGCCAAGTCCTGGGCGAGTTGGGGAACGCCGCTCACCGCCGACCAGCTCGCCCCCGGCGCCGTGCTGGTGTTCGAACGCGAGGGCGGCGGCCATGTCGGCTTCTACGTCGCCGAGGACGCCGCCTATTACCATGTCCTGGGCGGCAACCAGAGCGACGCCGTCAACGTGATGCGCATCGGCAAGTCGCGCTGCGTCGCGCGCCGCTGGCCAGATGGCGTACCCCGCACCGGCGCGCGCCAAGTCGCGTCGGGCGCCGGCGCCGCGGTCTCCAGCAACGAGGCTTGATGCCATGCCCAACCCCTTTGCCTCGCTCACGCAACGCGCTGCCCAGGGTGCCGCACTCGCCACCGCGATCGTGGCGATCGGCCTGGCCGTGGCGCTCGCCGTCCAGACCATTCGGATCGAGGGTTTCCTCTGGATCGACGGGCTGAGCGCCCGCCTCGCCACCGCCACTGCGACTATCACCCGGAAGCAGGACGCGTCGAAGCGCGCGGGCATCGACCAGGCCACCGTCAACCACGCCCCGGCGACGATCGCCGGCGCCCTTGCAGGAAAGTCCGACCATGAAGCGCCTGCCTATTATGATCGCGTCCGCAGCGCTGCCGATGCTGCTGCCCGCCTGCGCTGCCCGGCAGTTGCAGGTCAGCCCAGCGGTGCCGATCTGCCCCAGCCCGATCCCGCTCAGCCGGGCCTTCACGGATCCGATCCCGCTGCCGACCTGGTTTGTCGCCCCGCCGTCGAGGATCGACAGCTTGTGGCCGCTGCTGCCCGTGCCGCCGAAATGCACCGCCAAGCCCTCGACCTGATCGCCGCCGGCGTCGCGGTGCCGGCAGAGGCCGCCGCCAAGTGAGGCAGCAGGAAGACATCCCCGCCGACCTGTCCGAGCTGATCCGGCTGGGCTCGATCGCCTCGGTCGATCTCGCCGCCGGCAAATGCACCGTCCGCTATGGCGACCCGGATGACGACGATGGCGGCGCCGTCACGCCGCCGATCCGATGGCTGGCGATCCGCGCCGGCAAGACGCGCAGCTGGTCCCCGCCCAGCATCGGCGAACAGGCGATCGTGCTGGCGGCGGATGGGCAGCTCGCCGGCGCCGTCGCGCTGGTCGGGATCTACAGCGACGCCTTCCCAGCCCCGGGCAGCACGCCGGCCGAGCTGATCGAATATGCGGACGGCGCGCGCATCGGCTACGATCCCGAGGCCCATGCGCTCACCGCCATCCTGCCGGCCGGCGGCACGGCCCTGGTCGATGCGGCTGGCGGCATCACCCTGCGCGGCCCGGTGCGGATCGAGGGCGATCTGGCGGTTACGGGCGACGCCACCGCCGATGGCGACGTCAAGGCAGGGGCGATCAGCCTCAAGGGCCACCATCACGACAAGGTCCAGCCCGGTACCGGTCTAACTGGCGATGCGGTCTGATCGGCGATATCGCGGCGCCATGCTGCTGCTCGCCCTTATCGCCGCCCCCGCGCTCTGCCTCGCCACAATTCATGATGGCGACACCGTGCGCAGCTGCGCGGGCGAGCGCATCCGTATCGCCAACATCGATGCGCCCGAGTTGCGCGGTAGCCCGAAATGTCGCCGCCGGCAGGGCCATGGCTGGTGCGACTATGCCATGGCCGAGCGGAGCCGGAATGCCCTGGCAGCCTTCCTCGCATCGGGCCGCGTCACCGTCCACCGCATCGGCACCGATCGCTATGGCCGCACCTTGGCGACGCTGGCGGTCAACGGCCGCGACGCCGGCGCGTATCTGATCCAGCGGAATCTCGCTCGCCCGTGGCGCTGACCGGGTAAACCGCCGCTCTACACAGCCACCCCCTTCGCGCGTGGCGCCAACGGCGCCATCGCAGGCCCATGAACGGGATGGACGCCACCACCGGAAAGGCCCTTGGCGGCGCTGCGCACCTGGCGCAGTCGGTTGCGGACGTGCTCGGCACGCCGCTGGGCAGTCTCGTCATGCGCCGCGACTACGGCTCGCTCCTGTTCGAGCTGATCGACCAGCCCGTTACCCCGGTCACCGCGATGCTGATGCGCGCGGCCTGCGCGATCGCGCTCCGCATCTGGGGGCCGGAGATCGGCCTGGGCAAGGTCACCGGCATCGCGATCACCGGCGTCGCGACCGAGGGTAACCTTACCGCCTCGGTTCGCTATCGCCCCACCGGCACCGCGGCGGCCAACGCCGCCTCCACCCTCTCCATCCCCCTGCCCGCCACGATGGGCGGCAAGCGCTCCAGCTGAGGACCCGCCATGACGCACGGCCTGACCATCAATGAACGCACCACCAGCAACGCCGTCGCCACCGCCGCGACGCTGTCGACGATCGGCATGATCGTCACCGGCGCCGCTACCGCCGGCGCGGACACCACGGCGCTGAACGCGGCCTTCCCGCTCAACACGCCGGTACTGGTGACGGACATCACCGCCGCGCTCGCCCGGCTCCCCGCCAGCGTAACCGGCACGATCCGGCCGGCGCTGACGGCGATCAGCGAGATTGCGAGCCCGGTGCTGGTGCTGGTGCGCGTCGAGGCGGGCGACGACCAGGCGGAGATGGACGCCAATGTGATCGGCGCCGTCGCCGGCAACAGCTACACCGGCATCCAGGCACTGCTCGCCGCGCAGCAGCGCGTCGGCAAGTCTCCCCGGATCCTCGGCGCCCCCGGGCTCGACAGCGCGACGGTCACGGCTGCGCTGGTGGTTGCCGCGAAGAAGTTGCGTGCCATGGTCTATGCCGCCGTTCACGCCGAGGATGAAGCGGCCGCGCTGACCTATCGCGAACCGTTCGGCGCCAGCCAGCTGATGCTGATCTGGCCGGATACGTCGCCCAGCTTCGCCGGTGATGCCGTGGCCCGCGCCCTTGCCCTGCGCGCGCTGATCGACGAGCAGCAGGGCTGGCACAAGACGATCAGCAACGTCGCGGTCGACGGGATCACCGCGATCACCAGGGACGTGCATTGGGATCTGCTGGACAGCTCCACCACCGCCGGGGTGCTCAACGATGCCGGCATCACAACGCTGATCCAGCACAATGGCTGGCGCTTCTGGGGCAACCGCACCTGCGCGGGCGAGACCGAGCCCGAGTTCCTGTTCGAAAGCGCGCGACGCACCAGCTACGCGCTCCAGGACCTGATCATGGGAATCGTCTTCCCGTTCATCGATCAGCCGATGACGGTCGGCATGGTCAAGGCGCTGCTCGAGAAGATCAACGCCACCCTCACCCGCCTCACCAAGCCCAACAATGGTCTGGGCGGCCAGGTGATCGGCGCCCGGGTGGCGTTCGATGCGACGAAGAACACGCCGGCCCAGCTCGCCGCCGGCAAGCCGGTCTTCACCCTCACCTACACGCCGGCCGCGCCGCTGGAGAACCCGATCGTCGAGCTGGTCAGCAGCGACGAATATTACGCCGGCTTCGCCGACCAGCTCGGCTGACCAGCCCCCACTGAAAGGATCGCGCCATGGGTCTCGCCCGCAAGCTCATCAACATCAACGCCTATGCCGACGGCCAGGGCTTCCTGGGCGAGATCGCCGAGTTCGAGGAGCCCAAGCTCGCGCTCTCGACCGAAGATCTGCGCACCGGCGGCATGCTCGGCCCGGTCAAGGTCGACAAGGGCCTGGAAGCGATGGAGGCCACGGTCACCATGGCCGGCCATGTCGCCTCGCTGGTCCGCAAGTTCGGCACCACCAGCGTCGACGGCGTCGGCCTGCGCCTGGTCGGCGCCTATCGCGCCGATGACGGCAGCGCCGCCCAGGCGGTGGAGATCTATCTCAACGGCCGCTTCTCGGAGATCGACTTCGGCAAGTCCAAGCCCGGCGACGATACCGAGCACAAATACACGCTGCCATGCGCCTATTACCGCCGCGTCGTCGACGGCACCACCGACGTGCTGATCGACATGGTGGGCGGCATTTTCGAAGTCGACGGCACCGATCGCTATGCCGAGATCATGGCGATCCTCACCGGCTGACGCAGCCCCAGATCCGCCGGGCGGTCCAGTAGCGGGGCGCCGTCCGGTGGCAGGGCCGGGAGGTTTGTTCGTTTTCCTCCCGGCCCGAACCCGCCCCGCCCCACCAGGAGCCCCGCCCCATGACCGACAGCGCCGCCGCCAACCGCTTCGAAACCGTCACCCTGTCCGCGCCGATCGTGCGCGGCGAGACGCGTATCGAGAAGCTGAACCTACGCAAGCCCAAGGCCGGCGAGCTGCGCGGCCTCAACCTGCAGGAGGTGCTGACCAGCGACGTGGCCGCGCTGCTCAAGCTGATCCCGCGCGTCACCGAACCGCCGCTCACCGGCGCCGAGGCCGAAGATCTGGAGCCCGAGGACCTGGCCGAGATCGGCGGCACGCTGCGCGGTTTTTTTATGACCAAGGCGGAGCGCCAGGTGGTCGAAACGCTGATCGCGGAACATCAGCCGAAGACCTGATGGCCGACATCGCCGCCATCTTCCACTGGCCGCTGTCCGAGCTGGTCGCCCTCTCCGCCGACGAGCTGCTCGACTGGCGCGACCGCGCGATCAGCCGCTGGAACCACATGCACGGGGATAAGGGGCGGTGAACAACAAGCTCTCGCTGCTGGTCAACTTCGTCGGCGTCGACAAGATGTCCGGCGCGCTGCGCAACATCATCGGCCTGGGCGGCAAGGGCTCGAAATCCCTGCGCGAGCTGGGCGGCGAAGCGAAGAAGCTGCAGCGCGAGATCGCCGACTATGATCGCCAGATCGAGCGCACCACCGGCAACGTCACCAACCTGTTCGGCCAGCAGCGCCAGGCGATGGAGCGGCTGGAAGAGGTGCAGCGCCGGATCGCGCGCCAGCAGCGCCTGGCCGCGATCGAGGCCGATCGCCAAGCGATGCGACGGCGCGGGACCGAGCTGCGCAGCAAGGGGACCGAGAATGTCGCCGGCGGCGTGGCCGCTGCCGCACCGCTGATCTACGCCGTCACCAAGGCGGCGGAATTCTCCAGCGTCATGGTCGACATCCAGCAAAAGGCGGAGCTGTCCGACCAGGCGACCAAAGGGCTGGCCAATAACATCCTGCTGTCGGCGCGCGCCGCGCGGCTGCTGCCGGCCGACATGGCGGCGGCGGTCGACACGCTATCCGGCCTCGGCCTCGATCCCAAACAGGCGGTCGAGGCTGCCGCGCCGATGGGCAAGTTCATGACCGCCTTCAAGGTGGAGGGGACCGATGCGGCCGCCGCGGTCTATGCCGGCGTGTCCAACCTCAAGATCCCGCTCGCGCAGACCGCCAAGCTGCTCGACATGATGGCGGCGGGCGGCAACCAGGGCGCGTTCGAAGTGCGCGACATGGCCGCCGCCTTCCCCGGCCTCACCGCCCAGATGCAGGCGCTGGGCCAGACCGGGACACGCGGCGCGACCGAGCTGATCGCCATGCTGGAAACCATCCGGCGCGGCACCGGCGATTCCGCGGCCGCCGCCACCAATGCCGAAAACCTGCTGGCCAAGGTGAGTTCACCCGCGACCACGGCTGCGTTCAAGAAGAATTTCGGGATCGATCTTCCTGCGGCGATCAAGAAGGGCACCGCCGCCGGCATCTCTCCGATCCAGACCCTGATCGCGCTCACCAACAAGGCGACCAAGGGCGACCTGTCGAAGCTCGGCTATATTTTCGAGGACATGCAGGCGCAGAGCGCGCTCCGCCAGCTGATCATCGATCAGAAGCTGTTCCTGCAGATGCAGGGTAAGATCGCGGCGGCCGGCGGCCTGGTCGACAAGGCGTTCGACCAGCGTGTGGCGAACGATGCGACGGTCAGCTGGCGCGAGCTGATGGGCTCCGCGAGCGCCGTGGCGATCACGCTTGGCACCACCCTGCTCCCGGTCGCCAAGCAGGTCATGGGCAACCTTTCCATGGCGGCGGCCAAAGTCTCCGATTGGGCGAAAGCCAATCCCGAACTAGCTGCCACATTGATGCAAGGCGCGGCAGCGCTCATCACCTTAAAGATCGGCCTGGGCGCCGCGCAGATCGCGTTCGGCTCCATCCTGGGTCCGATAGGCGATGTCTGGGCGATGCTGCGAAAGTCAAAAGATGCGATCGGCGGGATTAAGACCGCCTACACCCAAATGGCTGGCAAGGTGAAGTACGCGTCATCTGTCGCCAACATGGCGTTCAACAGTGTCAAGGCTGTCGCTTCCAGCGGGCTCGCCGGCGCAAAGGTTGCCGCTCAAAACTCGTTCAGCGCTATATCTCTGGCCGCCGGGAAGGCGGCCACCCGCACGCGCTCGGCGATGACGAGCATCGCGCAGGGCGCCGTCGTCATGGGAAAGGCGATTTGGGGTGCAATGACGACCCTCGCCCAGGGCATCGTCCGCCTCGGCGTATTCATGATGGCCAACCCGATCGTGCTGGTCATCACCGCCATCGTCGTCGCGATCGGCGTGGCCGCCTATCTGATCTACACCCATTGGGATCGCATCAAGGCCACGTTCCAGGCCGGCTGGGCGTTCCTGACGGCCGGGTGGACCGCCTTCAAGAACTGGATTTCCGGCGTCGGCGGCAACCTGATGGACGGCATCATCAACGGCCTGAAGGCGGGTTGGTCTGGCCTCAAGAGCGTCTGGAACACCATCGTCAGCTACCTGCCCGAATCGATGCGGAGGAAGTGGGAAATTCACTCCCCCTCCAGGGTGTTCATGCGCATGGGCGGCAATGTGGCGGACGGGCTCGCTCTGGGCGTCGATCGCGGGGCGCCGCGCGCTCAGGCATCGATGTCCCGCCTGGCCGGCGGCGTCATGGCCGCAGGCGCCATGTCCCTCACCCCGTTCGCCTCGGCCGCCCGCCCCGCTGCCGGCCCGACCGTCACCGCCCAGCGCGGCGGCGATACCTACCACTTCCACATCACCCAACAGCCCGGGGAGAATGCCGAGGCGTTCGCCAAACGCGTGCAGGAGCTGATCGAGCAGGCGGCCGACCGCAAGCGCCGCCGCGAATATGGGGACAATTGATGGCCACCACCCTCTCCCCCGCCCACCTGATGACGCTGGGCATGTTCGTCTTCGGCATGGACACCGTGCCCTATCAGGATCTGCAGCGCCGGATGACCTGGCGCCACGAACAGAGCGAGCGTTTCGGCGCCCGCCCCGCCAGCCAGTTCGTCGGGGCCGGCGAGGACAGCATCACGATCGCCGGCCTGGTCGTGCCCGAACTGGCCGGCCGCTATTCGGCAATCGAGACGCTGATCGAGATGGCGGACACCGGCGATCATTGGCCGCTGATGGACGGCACCGGTCGGGTGCTCGGCGATTTCCGGATCGAAACGATCGACCAGTCGCACAAGGGCGTGCTGGCCGGCGGCATCCCGCGCGGCATCGACTTCGCGATGGAACTCAAGCGGATCGACGGATGACCGCGGCCATCGCCCAGCTGCGGCTGACGCTCGACGGCGTCGACCTGGCCGAGAAGGTCGACCCGCGATTCCTCGAGCTGACGCTCACCGAAAAGCGCGGCGGCGAGGCGGACGAGCTGGCCCTCACGCTCCACAACGCGGACGGCAAGCTGGCGCTGCCCGAGCCTGGCAAGATCCTGGCGCTGTCCCTGGGCTGGAAATCGGGCGACGACGTCAATCCGGGCCTGATCGACAAGGGCCGGTTCACGGTGGACGAGGTGGAGGCGAGCGGCCCGCCCGACCAGATCCGGATCACCGCGCGGTCGGCCGACTTCGCCGGCGCCTATCGCAAGCGGCGCTCCCACGCCTGGCACAATACGACCCTCGGCGCCGTCCTGGCCACGATCGCCAAGCGCCACGGCATCACCGCGCGCGTCCACCCCGATTTGGCAAGCAAGGCCATCGCGACGCTCGATCAGCACGCCAAGAGCGACATGGCCTTGGTGCGGGATCTGGGCAGTCGCTACGACGCGGTGGCGACATGGAAGGCCCGCCTGCTGCTCTTCATGCCGATCGGCGGCACCACCACCGCCGGCGGCGCGACCATCGCCGCGCACACCCTCACCCGCGCCGATGCGGGCCGATGGAGCTTCACCCGTGCCCAGCGCGACCAGAATGACGGGGTGCAGGCGCAATGGCACGACCAGGACGCCGGCAGGCGCCGCACCGTCTCGACGGGCGGCGACAATCCGAAGCGGCTGAAGCGGGTCTATGCCACCGAGGCGGAAGCAACACAGGCGGCCGAGGCGGAGAAGAAGAAGCGCGGGCGCGGCGGCTACAAGTTCGACCTCGACCTTGCCCGCGCCAATTGCGCGCTCCAGCCTAACCAGCGGATCACCCTGTCAGGCTGGGGCGCTAAGATCGATGCGATCGGGTGGCTGGTCGAGTCGATCGAAACCAGTTCCAGCGCGCGGGGCATGGCACAGAAACTGAAGCTGGAAAGCGCTTAACCCGCGCCACATGTCCTTTCCGCCGCAACATCGCACCACGCAGCATCTGATCAATCCGCTCGAACGCCTAAACGGCGAGATCGAGCGGAGCACCGGCGTCCGCGAGCAGTAATCAAATCAAACCGACGCGCGAGGTGAAACCTCCAGTCGACCGGTCGGGCGGCGATCGAGCAGACGAACGACCCGCTTCCCTAGCCGAACGGCGGGCTGCTCGATCGCCTTGCGCATAGCGAAGGCCGCCCCGAAACTGCCGATAACGATTATTGGCAAAGACAGCGCCGCCGCGGCAGCTACCCCCTGTTCCGCGAGCAGGTATCGCGCCAGCTCGATGAAAATCGGATGAATTAGATATAGCGAATAGCTGATCGCACCGATGAACACCAACCTCACATTGGTAAATAGTCGGAACTGTACGCAGAGCATAAACAGAGCAACACCCACAACGTAGCTAGTGTTGCTTGCTATCCAACCAGTCGTTTTGTCGTGCGCGTGGATATAGCCGAGCGTATTAGCTGATATCGCTCCCACTAACAACAGTGAGACATTCCTGTAGATGCTGCGCATATCGCCACTCTGCTGTTCCAGATATGCAATTCTCGCAAGAGTTCCGAAGTGCATAGCCGCGAGGTAGGTGAAAACCCCAATCGAGATTGTACTTCCCGGGTGCGTGTAACGGTAGACGCCGCCGATGACCGCAAGAGACATAAAGCTTGCCATGGCGATGAAGTTAAATCTGCGGGAATGCAGCATTCCTAGCCAAGCCGAGACGAAGCAGATAGAGTAGAACAATATCTCAACGAACAGCGTCCAGTAGACACCGAGGACGTCCCTTTGCTTCAGAGCAAATTGAACCATCGTGATATTGGCCAGTATCTGCTTCATACTGAAGCTATCGAAACCGAGCATTGGTATTATGAGAATGCCGACTGCAAGCGAAAACCAATACGCAGGGTACAGCCGGAAGAACCGACTTAGCAAGAACGTGCGTAAAGGCCTATCACCCCCAAAGCTAAATGGAATAACGAACCCTGAAATACAGAAGAAAGTTACTACACCAAGCCGCCCTGGACTGAAGTATATGAAATCGACGTTCTCTACCAAGGGTCCCGCGACCCTCGTAAGCTCGAAATGCTTAACCAACATTTCGAGCCAGTGACCTACAATAACGGAGAGTGCAGCAAGGCCACGAAGCCCGTCGATATTATCAAGTCGCTGTCTGGCCATATGACATTCCATATATCACGCCAAAATCGGCATACGCCATAGAACGCTTATGGCACCATTGCTAAACTTGCAATAAGCTCCACCCAGTCTAACAATATATCGCCAATTTTTACGACATAACCCGTTAAACTATATTTTACATGGCGCTTAAGCATCTACCACAGCAACAATAATTAGGTAAAATATGGTTTAATCATTCACCCGTCTCAATGTTGATTCGAGCCACGAGCGCGGCGGCACCCCTTGCCCACCCCCCCATGTCGTCCACGCTGCCGCCACCTCCGGCCAAGCACTCGCCTGCCGAGCGACATCAGACAAAAGAATTACTTTCAGCGTAAAATTTCATCGTTGGGCGGCACACATTCGGCTCTTCCCGATGTAAATTCCGGAAAGCGCCGCCCCCGGCTTGCGCTCAAGCGACCCCTGAATGTACGCCACACGCACTACGCGGGAATGCGCCCGGGCAGTTACAACAAACAACGCGCCGCAGGCAGCCTTACGACTGCCGCCCTACTTCAACCCGCAGCCTTTGCGTTGCCCGTATCGTCCTGGGTTGAGATCATAGCCTTGGCGATCGCCTCGATCTGCCGACGCCCCCTGGCGTCCAGCGAGCCCCAGATGTCGACGATACTGGAATCGCTAGGATCGCGGGAGATAAGCGCAGCGGGATCAGTGCCATAGATGACAGCAAGCGCCTCCAGAAGGCGCTGGTTATAGGGCATGTGACCCTGCTCGATCCGACTTAGGGAAGCAGCGGTCGATGGGACCTTGTCGAACGCCTCTAGCCGCTGCGCTACCTCCTCAAGCGTCAATTGCGCGTGCTTTCTCCATGCCGCCAGATAGGTCGGGAAGGCGAAATCGGTAGCAGGTTCGCTAGATCGGCGGGGCATGCGCGCAGTTTTGCATGGCGCGCAAATTGCCTGAACGGCGCCAGGCGTAAATTTTCTATACCGCCCCGCTTGCCGATTTTTTACGCCTGATGTAAATGGTGCAGCCATGTCGATGAAGCTCGGTGCATATTTGAAAGATACAGCGGTCACGCAGGAGGCCTTCGCATCCCGCGTGAACATGTCCATCGCATCGGTGTCGCGCATCAGCCGCGGCCTCCAGACGCCGTCGCTGACCGCAGCGCGGGCGATCGTGAAGGCAACGGATGGGAAGGTTTCTTACGAAGACCTGCTGGGCGGTGCCGCATGAAGAGGAATGACGTTCCCCTTGGGCTTCTTCGTATCGTTGAAAAAGTCGGTGACGACGCGGCGCATCTCCACCTGGGCTCGCATGAGGTGGTGGATCCGAATGCACAGATCACGTCCTTCAACCGCATTGCGGATGAGCACCTTATCCGTACCCGGGATGCGCTCAAACTCGAGATCTTGCTCGATGAGCAGTCCAACGTAATGCCGCAACTTGCTTCTTCCCCCGGAGCAACTCCTTCCCCCGAAGAAATCGCGCTCTCCCAATCTGGGTTTCTCGTTGCGCTTACGCAAGTGCGGAACTCCCGTGCGATTGCCATTTCCTCCAAGCCCTTAAGCGGCCTTGCTATTATCTGGAGAACCATCCGCCGGAGGGAAGCCGAGGTAGTGATCGGCCAGCGCGTCGAGCATGCGGACGCCGAGTCGGAAGCCACACGGCACCGGCATGACGATTGTGCCCAGATCGTCAGGGAGAGTGAGGTAGAGATCCGTTCCGTTGACCGCGACGTCGACGGTTCCTTGCACGTAAATGGGCTGCAACGAGCGACCTTTCTTTGGTCGAACTTTCGCATGAATGCGCCCTGGTGCAAATTCTGGTCGTTCCCGACGCTGGTCGGCAAGCATCGGCTAACCATTTCAATCTTCCCCGTTTCGTTCTTCCTGGTAGCAGCTCTCCTCCGGCGCGGGGTCGGTTCACGCGCCGCTCTGTCGAAGGGCGTATTATATCGCGAGAGCGCGCACGTCGCTTTCAATGGGCGCGGCGAAATGAAGGGCGCCCTGGCATGACGAAGCTGCGCGAGCCCCTCACCTATGAGCGCACGCTGACCAACGTCGCGGCCGCGATCGGCTGGGATCGGGTCGGCGCCATTCTCGGCATCAGCGAGCGCATGGCCCGCTACCTCTCCGACCATGATTGCGAGACCAAGATCCGCATGATCGACGCCGAGCGGCTGGACCGTGCCTTTCTCGATCATGGCGGCGACCATGCGCCCTTCCACCGGCTGCATGCGCTCCGGCTCGATCTCGCCAATCGCGAGACGCCGGATCGCGATCTGGTCGCGCTGGGCGGCAAGGCGGCCAAGGAAGCGGGCGAGGCTATCGCCGCGCTGCTCGACGCCGGCGTCAATGCCGATCGCCGCGCGGTGACCCGCGCCCGCACCGAAATTCAGGAAGCGATCGATAGCCTCACCGATGGGCTGGCGGGGCTGGATCGCTTGGAAAAGGGGAACCATCATGAGCGGTGAAGGGATGATTGCCAGCGCCCGTCTGATCGAGGCGCCCTTGCAGTTCCGCCTGCGATCGGCGGCCACCCAGGCGACGCGGGACAGCGCGTTCATCCTCTGCCCCAAATGCGAAGCACCGGCCTTCATCCGCAAGAGCGAGCGGGTGACGCCCACCGTCAAGCACCTGATCTGCCACTGCACCAACAGCGGCTGCGGACACACCTTCCTTGCCCAGGTGGTGTTCGTCCATTCCTTCAACCCGGGCCTGATCGAACGGCCGGACCTCGATCTGCCCCAATGCCCCCGCGAACAGATCCCCCACGTGCTGCCGCCCCGGCGCGACGGCCCCGAGGATGACGATCAGATGAGCATGTTCGACGCGGCCTGATCGGCCGCCCCGACCGACCACCACCACTGAAATTTTGAACGGCCGCTCGCGGCCGAAGGGGGAAGTTTTGCCCGTTTCGATGTTCCCACGGGTCTGCGGCGGCTGCGGCAAGGTACGGCCCAGACTGCAACCGCTGTTCCTCAATGGCATAGGCTGGCGCGAGCGCTGCGCCGAGTGCTGCGCGCCGCCTGCTGGCCCGGCCCGTGCCTATCGCGGCCCCTATCCCATTACCGCTGCCATCGCAGCGCTGGCAGCCGGCAATGAGAACGCACGGATCTATGGTCTGCCCGCCGGAGACGCCGGCCGGTGAACCTGCAGGATGAAATTCTGACGCGCCTCAAGGCACGCTTTCGCTTCCGGAAGGACAAGGGCGATTGGCTGCAGGAAGGCCAGTGCCCTGATTGCCGCGAATGGAAGGTATTCGCCGCGGCGCGCGAGCCCAAGATCGTCCGTTGCGGACGCGAGGAGAAATGCGGCTCCGAATGGTCGGTCCGCGAGCTCTTCTCCGACCTGTTCGAGGAATGGTCGAAGCGCTTCCCCACCACAGAAGCCGATCCGAACGCCGCTGCCGACGCCTATCTGCTCCACGAGCGCGGCCTCGATCTGCGCCTGCTGCGCGGGCTGTACAGCCAGGAAGTCTATCGCGATCCCGATAGCGGCCAGTCCGGCGCCACGGTGCGCTTCCCGGTCGGCCCCACCTGGTGGGAACGCATCATCGATAAGCCCGGACGGTTCGGGAAGAAGGCCCATTTCCAGAAGGGCGGCAAGCCTGGCGGCCATTGCTGGTGGCCCAATACCCTCACCATCGAAGACTTCGCCGATGCCGACGACATCTGGATCACCGAAGGCATCTTCAATGCCGCCGCGCTGCACCAGGGCGCCGGCCTCGCCGCCGCCTCGGCCATGTCGTGCAACTATTGGCCCGAGCATTTCCTCGAGCAGCTGCGCGACGCGCTGCGCGCCAAGAAGCGCGCCACCCGCCCCCGCCTGGTCTTCGCCTTCGATCCCGGCGCCGCCGGCGTAAAATGGTCGCGCCGATTCGTACAGCAGGCGAAAGACGAAGGGTGGAACGCCACCGCCGCCCAGGTGCGCCCCGATGGCGAGGGCACGACGCTCGACTGGAACGATCTCCTGCTCCGCCACCAGCAATGGAAGGGGGATCCCGAAAAGGCGCCGTTCGCCGAAGCGGCGATCGAGCAATATCTCTGGAACGGTGCGGTCACCGTGGCGGAGACGCCGCGCGAAAAGGCCAAGCTGATCTACGAGCGGCTGCTGCTCGCCAGCTTCGACTTCCGTCATGGCAACCGGCTCTGGTGGTGCAAGGTCGTCTACAAGGACGACGATCGCGACCTGGCGGTCGAGGAAATCGCCAACTGCGCCTTCCGCCTGCTCTACCGCGAGCGCGACGAAATCGCGGACGAGACCAACTATTTCCTGCAGGTCGACTTCCCCGACGCACCCACCGTCAAGGCTCGCTTTTCGTCCGCCTGCTGCGCCAACAGCGCGGAGTTCAAGAAGCGCCTGATGGCGTTTGCCGGCATGTGGAGCGGCACCGGCGAACAGCTCGACCGGCTGATGCGCAAGCAAACCCGCAAGCTCAAGGTGGTCGAGCCGATCCCGTTCACCGGCTATTCGGCGCCGCACCGCGCCTGGCTGTTCGGCGACATCGCGGTGCGCGACGGCCGCGTCGAGAAGATCAACGCCGAGAATTACTTTGATTTCGGCAAGCAGGCGGTGAAGCTCCGCAGCCCCGAGCGGCTGCTAGATATCCAGTACGATCCCGATCGGATCGACCTCGAATGGATTGCCGATCTCTGGACCGCCTATGGCCCCAAGGGCGTGGTGACGCTTGCCTTCTTCACCATGTCGCTGTTCGCCCAGCAGATCCGCGAACGGCACAAGTCGCTCGGCTTCCTGGAGATCACCGGCCTGCCCGGCTCGGGCAAGACCACCCTGGTCGAATTCGCGTGGAAGCTGCTCGGTCGATCCGGCTACGAGGGTTTCGACCCGAACAAGGGCACCACCGCGTTCCTGGCGCGAAGCCTGCTCAAGGTCGCCAACCTGCCGGTCGGCCTGATCGAGGGCAATCGCGACGACGACAAGCGCACCGGCAATCGTCAGTTCGACTATAACGAGCTGCTGGTGCTCTATAACGGCCGCTCCCCGCGCGGCATCGGTCAAAAGTCCGGCGGGTACGAAACCAGCGAACCGCCGTTCCTGGGCTCCATCTACCTGATGCAGAACGAGCGGATCGACGCGATTCCCGCCGTGCTGGAACGCCTAATGTCGATCAACATCGACAAGGCGCGCTGGTCCGAAGCGACCAAGGAAGCGGCGATCCGGCTGGAAGGCTGGCCGATCGAGGAGATCAGCGGCACCGTCGTCGATATCGCGCGGAAGGAAGGCAAATACCTGCCCTTCTTCTTCGAACGCTTCACCCACCACGATCGCGACATGCCGCGCCGCGTCTCCGGCCTGGTCAACACCCGCCCGATCAAGACGCATTCCCAGCTCGCCGCCGGCGTCGAGGCGTTGGCCCATCTGTTCCCCGGCAAGATGCGCCCCGAATGGATTGCGGAGACGCTGCAGCTGGTCGACGCCATGGCGTTCGATCGCCAGCAGAGCTGCGGCGGCGATCACCCGCTGGTCTCCGCATTCTGGGAACAGGTCGATTACCTGATCGGCCGCGAAGGGCCGGACGATCACGCGAACGGCAAGTCGCTCAACCAGCACCGCGCCGCGGATACCAAGATCGCGATCAACCTCGTCCAGTACGAGGCCCGCGCCCGCCAGGCCAACCTCACCCCGGTGGATCGCGACAAGCTCCACAAGCTGCTGCGCGGGTCCAAGTCGCGCAAATTCGTCAGCCACGGCAGCGTCAATCCGCCATCGGGCAAGCACCTGACCTGCTGGGTTTTCGAACAGCCCGCCCGACCGGAGCGGCTGCTGTGACGCCCCCCTTCACCTCGCCCCGCACCCCTTCCCTTGTCTGGAGAGCATCCATGCGATTCTTCCGTCGAAGCGCTGCATCCCGATCCGTGCCCGGCCACCATGGCCGCCTGCGCAAAGTCACCGCCCGCACCACCGCCGGGCCGGACGTGGTTTCCCGCCGCCTGCCCCGCGCGGAGAGCGAGCGCTGGGGCCGGCTCCACCTCCGCTACGATCTGGCGCAGCCGGACGCGCACCGCCGCTTCCCCGATGAAGGACCGGGCTGGCGCGGGTGGGGCGTGGTGCTGATCGTCATGGTCGCGCTGCTGGCACTGGCGGGGGCGCCGCTCTGATGCCCGCGCCCATCCCCAACCTGATGCCGCGCTGGCGCGAGCTGGACGCCCGCCGCCCCCATGCGAAGCGGCTCACGCCCGAGGAACGCCGCGAGTTCGAACGGCTCGACCAGGCGGTGAACCTGCGCCGGCGGAGGCAGGCATGAAGCGCCCCGCCAGCTTCCACGCCAAGCGCACCTGCCGCTGCCGTCGGCGCGGCTGCACCGCGGCCCGCGAGCGCTGGCAGCTCGTCTGCCTGCAATGCTGGGACGAGGTGCCGGCGCTGATGCGCAATCACCTGTCCAAGCTCCGCCGCCTCGGCCTCACCCGGATCGTCCGGCGGACGGAACAGCACATCCTGCAGCACCTCGGCCGCAAGCCCGCCGACCAGGCTAACGGCCCCGCCGCCAAGGCCGCCCGCACCTACGCCCGCACCGCCGCCATGCTCGGCGAGCGGGTGGACTGACCCTTTACCCGAAGGAGCCCCGCACATGGCCCACCAACCCTGCAGTTGCATATCCGACATTGACGCGAAGCTCGAAGAACACCGGCTCGACACCGCCATCTGCTTTGGCCACGGCGCGCTGGTTTCGCGGACCTATTCCGGCCTGATCAGAAAGGATACCGGCAACCCCGAACGCCGATCGAGCAAGCCGCGCCTGTTCGCCCACACCTTCTGCCCGTTCTGCGGCACGCGCTATGATCCCGAACCCGCTGCGCCGGCCGCCGGCGCGGAAGGCGGTGCAGCATGAAGGCGCTCACCGTCTGGCAGCCCTGGGCCAGCCTTATCATCGCTGGCGCCAAGCCCTACGAGTTCCGACGCTGGCGCGCTCCTCGGTCGATCATCGGCCAGCGCATCGTCATTCATGCAGCTGCCCGCAAGGCCGACAGCTTCGACACCCTTCTGCTGTTCAACATGCTGCTCGAGCGGACGCTTGGCGAAGATTATGCTCTCGCCTGGGCAGAGACCTGTCTCCACGCGGACAAGGCGAGGCCCATCCTTGCGTTGGCACAGACGAACGAACTTCCGCTTTCGGTCGGGCTGGGAACCGCGATCGTTGGAGAGCCGCGCGTCGGCACCGAGATTGCCGAGGAATTCGGCGTCCCCCGCGCAAACGACAGCGACCGCGACGCCCATGCCAATTGGGGCTGGCCCATGCTCGACATCGAGGCGTGGCCCGAACCCGTGCCGATGCGCGGCGCCCAGGGCTTCTGGAACTGGCCCACGCCCAGCCAGCTGATCGGCGGTGCCGAATGACCGGCGTCGTCGACAGCCCGGCGTTCCGCCGCCTCGCCATGGTGGCCGCCAGCCAGGCCACCACCGCCTGCGCCGAGATCTTGGAGCGCGCCTGCTCCGGCCCGATCGGCGACCACATCGCCTTCGACAACGAAGCGATCGAGCACATGGCCGACGCCACCAAGCTCACGATCGAGGCCGCCATCGCCGCCGGTGAACCGCTGGACGAAATGACGGGCCAACTGCTCGCCGCCCTCTCCCGCTTTGTCGAAGGTTGGCGATGACGCCCCTCGCCATCACCACCCGTGACTATCCCGCCCTCGCCGAGGAAGCCGCGCGGATCTATGCGGTGCGCGCCCAGCATGCCCAGGCGCTGGCCAAGGTCGGCGATCCCGAAGCGGCCGTCGCGGCGGACAAGGCGCGCATCATGCGGGCGCTCGCCGCGATCTGGCGCGCGGTCGAAAAGCGGCGCGACGCCCCCGAGCTGCGCACCAGCCATGCCGAGATCCGCGCCGAGCTGGCGGACATCCTCGCAAAGCTCGCCGCCGATCCCGGCCCGGATCCGGAACGGTTCGAGCGGGTCAAGGCGCTGGCCTGGCACCACCGCCCTTGGTCGGCCGCGATCGACCTGCCGCACATCCTGATGCTGCACGAAACCAACCAGGAACTGCGCAGGCGCCTGCAGGCGCCCGCCGCGCCGGCGAACTTCGAACCCGCCAACCACCCCGACACGCGCAAGCCCCTGCGCGCCGCCGCCTGAAGGAGAAGATATGACCGACCTTCGTACCCTGCTCGCCGATCTTCCCGCCTATCTGGCGTGCGGCCTCGCAGCGCAGCTGGTGGTGCTGGAGATCCCCCGCGCCATCCTCGCCCGCCGACGCATCCGCCGCGAGAAGGCTGCACGGCTTGCCCGGGAAGCCCTGGCCCGCGCCGCCGGGCATGGCGGCCTGCGCGCCGCGATCGACCAGGCGCACGACGATCTGTTCGATATCGCCAGCCTCGCCACCCACTGCCTGGAAGACGAGGAAGCATTCGGCCCCGTCGCCGCGCGCCGCGCCCTGGAGCAGATCCAGCGTGAAGCCGTCGAGGCGGCGGAACGCATCCGCGCCGCGGCCCCCTCCCACGTCTCCTGACGGCCGAACCCGATCCCCGAGGCGGGCAAAGCCCCCGGGTCGCCAGCCCCCGCCGCTCCGGCAGCGGGGGCACATGAAGGGAACCATCATGACCGACTACCTGAATATGCCGCCCCTTCCCGACTGCCCCTTTTGCGGCAGCGCCGACACGTTCGTCGAGCGGGCGGACTTCTCCAGTTGCTATGTCATCTGCAATGCGTGCGGCGCGCGCGGGCCGACGCGGTGCAATGAGGTCGATGCCGATGTCGCTGCCGAAGATCACGGCGCCGAGCCGGGCGAAATGGCCGCTCGCCGGGCATGGTCAGCACGCTACCGCACCGAACCCGTAGCTGCAGAGATACGGGCCACCTTCGAGAAGCTCGTACCTCCGCCGCTGTGCGGTGAGTCTTGGGAGATCGCCACCAACGTGAAGGTGGCCATTGCCGTCAGGCTTGGCGATCTGCGCAACGCACGCATCCTTCTGCAAAGTTTGCCAGCCGTAGACCATGCTGAGGTGGCCCATGGCTGAGAACAGCGCAATCGAATGGACACACCACACCTTCAATCCTTGGATCGGCTGCACGAAGGTCGGGCCAGGCTGCGACCACTGTTACGCCGAGGCGGTGGCTATCGCCCGCCTCGGCGTAGTCTGGGGCAATGAGGGCGAGCGCCGCCGCACCGCCCCATCGACGTGGAAGCAACCGCGCCGCTGGAATAACCGGGCGGCCAAGCTGGGCGTGCGGGAGCGCGTTTTCTGCGCCAGCCTGGCCGACGTGTTCGACAACCGCGCAGATCCGGCCGTCCGCGCCGAATTATTCCAGCTGATCCGCGAGACGCCGCACCTCGATTGGCTGCTGTTGACGAAGCGCATCGGCAACGCCTCCGTGATGATCGAGGCGGCGGGCGGCATGCCCGAGAACGTCTGGCTGGGCGCAACGATCGTTAGCCAGGAAGAGGCGAACCGCGACATCCCGAAGCTGCTGGCGACGCCCGCCAGCGTGCGTTTTCTATCGATGGAGCCGCTGCTAGGGCCAGTCGACCTCACCTCCATCAAACTGGAGAACTGCACCGACCCATTCGACGCATTGGTCGGAATGGGATGGGGCATGAATCCGGATCGCTATGGTGGCGGGCGGCTATATCACGGCGCAACCAAGCATTCGCTTGGGAAAATCGATTGGATAATTGTCGGCGGCGAGAGCGGCCCGGGCGCGCGGCCAATGCACCCGGATTGGGCTCGGAGCTTGCGCGACCAGTGCGCAGCTGCGGGCGTCGCATTCCTGTTCAAGCAGGTTGGAGAATGGCTTCACGGCGACCAGCTCGGCTGGTGGTATTACGGCGATGAAGCGATCGAGCGCTGCAGGTCAGAAGGCGGGTTCTTCCGCGTCGGCAAGCGTGCTGCCGGCAAGCTGCTCGACGGCGTCCAGCACAACGGATTTCCCGCATGAACGCCCCCGTCCTCATCGGGGTTGATCTGGGCGACCGCGCTGGCGACGTCGGCGTCGTCCAGATCGGCCCCCACCGGCTCTACCAGGCCGACGCCTATACCCTGCGCCCACGCCTCGGCTTCTTCGACGCCGAGGTGATGGACCCGCCCTACCTGATCGATGCCAGCGGCGGCGGCCACTACCGCAAGCGCCGCCCGAACTTCGACCGGATGGTGGCGGAGGATCTGCACAAGGGGTTCGACCTCGGCATCATCAACCCGCTGCTCTGCGGCAGCGCCGTTGTGTTCGCCAGCAACAACCAGCTCGCCAAGCTGCTCACCCATGTCGCCGGCAGCTTCGACCGGCACGCGCTCTGCATCTGGCAGAAGGTCAACCCGCAGCCGATCGCCAACAAGCACTATCGCAGCGACTGCGAATTCTACGTGCATGCCTGGACCCGCGGCTATCACCCCGCCGGCGACGTCGGCGAGAAGCTACGCGTCCGCCGCTTCGACTCCCCGCGCGGGGCCGATCGCCACGGACACCCGACATGCAAGCCCGTCGCGCTGATGGCCAGCATCATGGTGAACGTCGCCGGTACTACCGTGCTCGATCCCTTCATGGGCAGCGGTACCACCGGCGTCGCCGCGATCGGCGCCGGCAAAGTGTTCACCGGGATCGAGCACAACCCCACGCACTTCGCCACCGCCGTCGATCGCATCGCCGCTGCCTATCGAGCCACCATGGAACGCGGTGGGGCTCGATTCGCCGAATCGGAAGCTATCGGGCATGGATGACCTTCCTATCAGCGTCTTGCTCAAGCGCGTGCGGCGCGCCGCCCGGCTGGGCGAGCGCCTGCACCTCGATACGGAGCATGCGCGGACGTTGATGGACCCGCGCGTCTACGCGGTGCTGTGTGAAATCGAATCGGAGGAATTCAGGGCAGGATGGCAGGCAAGCGGCGGAGCGGTGCAGGTTCCGGAAAGACCACGGCCGGCGAAGCCCAGCGCTTCGAGCTCGGTCCTTTCTGGCTCTGGTACCGCCGGGACCGCGACGACTGGAATATCTGCTGGCTCGATGGACGTGTCACTCGGCGCGCATCGACGGGTATCGGCGGTGACGGCGGAAATCCGCCGGAAGCGGCGAAACTCGCCCTCATAGATCACTGGACCGCATGGAAGGCTCGGGCCGAGGCGATCACGCCCACCGGGCCGCGCGGTCCCCACGAGGTGCTGCTCGCGGATCTCACCGCCGCCTGGCTGGAAGAGCATGTCGCGCACCTTGAAAGCCCCGAGCGCTATCTCGACAGCGTCGATCGCCTCGAGGCGTTCTGGGCGGAGCTGCGCGCGCAGCAGCTGCTGCCCGAACCGTTCGCCGTCGCCAGCGTATCCAACGCACTGGTTGATGCCTTCATTACGTGGCGTGCGGCCCAGGGCGTTTCGGCGCCGACGATCTCGCGCGACCTGGCGGCGCTGCGCGGTCCGATCAATTGGGCCATGAGACCGGAGATCAATCGGCTGTCGAGCGCGCCGAAGATCAAGGACGTGAAGGGCCGCAAGAAGCCGAAGGAGCTGGAGTGGAGCCCCGAGCAGGTGGCCGCAATTCTGGACGCGGCGCGCGCCACGCCTGAACGCGATCACGTCTTCCTGTTCACGATGATCATGCTGAGCACCCACGGCCGCGCCGAAGCGACGCTCGAGCTGGACGCCGCGCAGGTCCGCCGCGGCATGATCCACTTCCTTCGCCCCGGCGAAGAACAGACCCGCAAGCGGCGGCCGATCGTGCCGATTTGCCCCACGCTCGCTCCGTGGCTGGAAGGCGCAACCGGCAAGATCATCCGCTATCGCGTTCCGACGTCACTCAAGACGCGCGCCGCCGGCGGCCCCGACTTTTACGAACGCCCGACTAGCGACATCGGCAACGCCTTCGAAGGCGTGCTGCTCGCAGCGCACGCGGCCCGGCCGGATCTGGGTTTTGCGGAGCAGGTGCGCGACAAGGCCGGCGACCAGGTCTGGCTTCCGCCGCGCCGCAAGCTGGGCGAGACGCGGCCTCGGCCGAAGCTGCGCGGTATCGGCACGCCGAACACCCTACGCCACACCATCCATACCTGGCACAAGCGCTACGGCGTGCCCGACGCGCAGATCGACGCGGCCGCCGGTCACAGCGAAGAGGGCACCGGCGCGAACTACACCCACCTCCGCCCCGAGTATCTGCGCGAGTTCATCGCCTCCACCGAGGCGTTCTGGGCGGCCGTTGGCGAGCACACCGACGCACACTTGCGATACCAGCGCGATACCAACGTGGCGGAACTTGCCTCGGCGCGTCGCCGTCGCTGA